CCAGACTGGTGAACTTGATCTCGCTCAGGGGCTTCAGGGCGGTGGAAAGCACCTTGATGGCACCGCTCAGCGCCACCAGCTCCACCGCCGTCGAAAGGATCACTTTGTGGTTCATGGCCTTCTCGCCCACCACCAGCGCCAGAGAGAGCTGACGCATCGCCAGCATCATGGCAACGATGGACGCGGTCACAACGACCAGCGCTGAGACATTTGCTGCAATGTGGCCTTTCTGCATGACTTCCATGATCCGGGAAAGCCCCTTGGTAATGGAGCCAATGGCAATACCCAGTCCGATCAGCGCCGCAGCAGTGCCCCACAGGGTCGCCGCGTTCAGGGCGCTGGCTTTCAGGCTGTCAAATGCTTTCGTGAACCGCTTGGTGGTAGGCTCCAGCAGCTTTGCCGAGACCGTCAGCAGGGTCACGAAGCCAAAGACCGTACTAGCGATCTCCGTGAACTGGTCGGGGTTGATCCGGCTCATCACGTACATGGCCCCGGCCAGGATCAGGATCGCGGTGGCCATGCCGGTCAGGGTCTTGGTGCTCTCGTTCTTCTGCCAGGTCTTGATCGCGCTGGTCAGCTGCTTGAAGGTGCCGGAGATGGAGTTGAGCATTCCGGTCAGCGGGGTCTCCAGCATTGCTTTCAGGCTCTTGGTGGCTTTTGCCATCTGCCCGATGCTGAACGCCAGCAGTCCCACGTCGATCAGGCTCATAAACCGGTAAACGTCCGTCCCGCTGATGGCATCAAAGCCCTCTTTCACAGCGGTAAAGAACTGTTTCACCGGGGCAAAGGCATCCCCCACCGAGCCGTTGATCTTGTTCATGCTGCGCTGGAAGCTGGAAGCAAACTCACTCATGGATTTGCTCAGGTTCTTCGGCATGTCGATGAGGTTCTGCTGGAAGTCCTCCAGATTCGGCTTTGTCAGCCCCAGCACCTGCACCGCGTTCTCACCAAGGCCCCCCAGTTTGGAGAGCAGGGTCGAGATCGCCATGCCCAGCGCACCCAGGATGCCAATGCCTCCACTTGCTGCGGTCTGGATCACGGCGCTCAGTCCGTCAAAGGCCCGTCTGCCCACGGAGTACAAGGTACCCAGCAGGCCGGTGCTCTTCTCTCCCTTTTTCAGGAAGGTGTCGATGTACTGCGCGATCTTCGTGTTTTTCAGCATGCTGCCCAGTGCATCCACAGGGCTCAGGAGCTTCGTCAGTGCCGTCCTGATGCCGCCCAGCTTCTCCCGCAGGGTGCCGCTTCCGGTGGCAACTTTATAGATCGTCTCAAGGAAATCCCCCAGCCCGGCTCCCACGCTCAGCATCACCTGTGCCACAGGCTTCGCAGCGTTCGCCAGCAGCGAAAATGCTTCCTTTGCCACAGCGCCGATCTTGCTCAGGATCGTGGTAACGCCCTTCAGCACCGTGAACAGGCCCTTGAAGGTCTTCTTGATCTTCTCTGCGGTCTGGTCGGTGATGATAAGCTTCTGGGTCATCAGGTCGAGCCGTTCGGCAAAGCTGTAAATGTGTTCTCCGTCTGCGGGCGGGAAGATCTCACTGAACGCCTCCTTCACAGGGGCCACCACTTTGCCAATGGCATCCATGATGTTCCAGAAGCTCTGCACCAGATGCTCTCTGCCGGAAAGCTCGCCGATCTTCTGGGCGTACTCGTCCAGGTCCAGGGTTCCATTTTGAATCTCGGCGTTCAGCTTCGCAAAGGCTTCCGCATCCCGCTGGATGGTCTCCCGGTCATAACCCTTTGCGGCCATCTCCTTGTCGCTCAGGGTCAGCAGCTTTTCAGCGCTGGTCTGTGCTTCGTCAAGGCTTGCTTTCAGCAGCTGGGCACTCACGCCGTTCTGCTGCAATGCCTTGGTAAAACTGCCCGCTTCGGTGATCTGGTCCTCGGTCACAGCACCACTGGCCAGTGCCACCTGCTGGAGGGTGTAGCTGTAGGCATCCGCCTGATCCCCCAGCCTGCCTTGCAGCTGTGCCCATCCGCTGTTCAGTCCATCCTTCAGCCGTTCGTTCAGCCCGTCGATGCTGGGCACGAAAATGTCGTACAGCCGATCCGAAAGCTCTGTCCATGTGTCGGTGGCCTCTTCCTTGTTGCCAAAGAAGGTCTCGAAGACGGCCATCCATTTTGAGCTGACCGCGTCCTTGGTGGAATCAATGGCCTGTCCAAAACTGGTTGCCTGCTGGGCCGCCAGTGCCGCACGTTCTGCCAGCTCGCCGTATTGGCCGCTCAGCTTCTCAAGGGCCTCGGAGCTGGTCATGCCCTTGTTCTTCTGGGTCATCTCATAGGCCGCTTCCATCATGGAGGCGTACTTCTCAAAGGTCTTTTCCATGACCTTCGTGTTGGCCCACTTTTTGGAAAGGGAGCTCTCAAAGGTGCCAATAGTCACCTCACCCTTTTTCAGGGTGCCCAGCTCCACCGCTGTGTCAATGAGCTCCTGCTTCAGGGCCTTGGTGGCCGTACCCATCAGGTTCAGGCTCTTCCAGTCCTGAAGCTGCAAATGTCCGGCGCTGTAGCTCTGGGTCAGGTTCCGGATGGTGCTCTGGAACGCAAAGCCCGTCTTGCCCGCGTCTGCGGTGGCGTTGGCAATGCCCATGATCATGGGGATCATCTTGTCGATGTTGCCGCCCGCAGCCGTCATCTGGGAAAGAGCGCTGGTCATCTCGCTGAAGCTGTAGCTGGTCTCGTCGGAGTACCACATCAGCTTGTTCAGGTAGCCGTTCACCTGATCGATGCTCTTACCCGTGGCGTTCATGATGGTCTGAACGTTGGAGGTCTTTTCGGTGTACTTGTCCCAGCCGCTGGCCACCTGATCGATGGACAGGCTCTTGACCAGCTTCTCGCCCGCGTCCACAAATTTGTTGGTGATGTTCACCAGCGCCGTGGTGGCCACGATGTTCAGGTTCGAGAACTTGGATTCCAGCCGGTCAAGGCTCGTCTGCATGGTGGCAAAGTCCACGTTCTCCGCGGCTGCGTCCAGCTTCTCAAAGCCCTTTTCCGCTCCCTTGAACTGGAGCTTCTCCATCAGCCGGTCAATGGTCGAGATGGTCTGTTTGGTATTTTTCTCAAAATTTGCGTTGTCAAACCGCATTTCAACAACGCGGCTGTCTACTTCCTGGCTCATTCTGTCCTCACCTCGCCCCATGCCCGTGCTGCGATCCGCTCAAAAATGGGCCGCATCGCAGGGTTGATATAATCCACGCCCTCTACGTATCCTCCGTTTCGTGTGCCGTGTCCGTATTGCAGGATCACCGCAATGGGCACACCATCCACGATGTTGGAGTTTCTCCATGTAATGGCGATGCTCTCTTTTCCCTTGGTCACCGTGTAGCTCCAGCTTGCCGCCGTCTTTCCCGTGTCCTTCGGGGTCGCCTTCGCAAGGGCCTCCACACCCTCCTGTCCGTATCGGTCCAGCAGCTCATCCAGGCTCAGGTTCGAGCATCGCTTCAAAAATTTCCGGCTCTTCTTCCAGTCGCCCTTCTGGCGAAAGACAATTACTTTTGGCATCTTACCCTCTCGTCTTCAGCCGGGCCTTTCTCTGCTCGTTCAGCATCCGCTGTTGAGCCATTCGGTCGCCCTTGCTCATCTTCTTCGCCGGTGCCTGGCTCTCCTGGCATACCCGGATCAGGGTCAACAATCGGTTCAAGTGCCACTTCTCGCACTCTTTCGGAATGCCAAAGCTGAACATCTGGCAGTACAGCACCTCAGCCGTGGTCTCGGTCCCGCTTTTCCGGGGCGGTCGTTTTGGCCGGGGCTTTCCTGCGGTCTTTCGTTCGTTGGGTCTCGGCTCCCCGCTGAACCATGTTGCGGTCATGGGAGCTTCCATATATTCGTTAATGGAACGGTACTGTTCCCGGATCAGTCTGGCGTACACTTCGGGGTCTACCCCCTTGGTCACCGTCATGCAGCGGATGTAGTCCAGCCACTGCTCCACGGTCAGCTTGTCCAGATTGCTCAGGAACGGGATGTTCCAGTTGCTTTCCCAATGAGCCAGGGAGAGCAGTGAATGTTCCAGCTTCAGGACCACGGCAGGTGTGTAGACAAATTCCTCTGTCTTTTCATTCCACTGCTGTTGTCCCGGTATCGTAAGCGTCATCATTTGCTTTCTCTCCCTGGTATGTGTTCATTGAGGTGCCCTTCTCAGAGCACGCTCCATTTTGAATGTTCTTCTAAACAGAGCTCGCCTCTTTGGGGAGCTCCACGACGCGCCGCCCTTTGGCGGACGGAGCGATAAGAGGGGCATGTTACTGCTCCTCAGTGCCCTTCACGGGGGCTTCCAGCACCTTCAGGCCGGGCTGTGCGTTCACAGGGGCGGCCTTCTTGGTCTCCTCCTTCATGTCCTCCGGCAGGATGCCCTCAAAGAATGCAGCCGCTGCCTCGCCGTTGGAGGCCAGCTTGTAGTACAGGTCGCTGTAGGCCTGGGTGGACATAAAGTCCGCCAGCACCGCATCGTTCTTGATGAACTTCCGGCCATCCGGGCTCAACACACCGTAGCTCTTGCAGATGATCTGCTTGAACAGCTTGGCAAGCTCCAGCTGGCTCTGGGCGGCAGTGATGCGGTTGATCATCTGCACAAGGCCGCCCTCGGTGGTCAGCTCCATCTCCATGATCTCGGCACGGGTCAGATTGAAGTAGTAGTCTTCCGTCCGCTCCGTACCGCCAAAGTCCACGGTGGTCATCGTCTTTTTCAGCATTTTTCTTCTCCTTTATCGTGTTCATTGATGCTTGGCTTCTTACACCTGGCCCTCGCTGTCGGTGATCAGCTTGATCAGCTCGTCGGGGGAAGGCAGGGTCGCCTCGGCAGTCTCGGTGCCCCAGAGCTTGTCCTGAATGGCCTTCACGGTGGCAGGCTTCAGCTTGGAGCAGTCGATCTCCATGTGGCTGGTGGGGCGGTGGCCGGTCACGTTCACGGGGGAGGTGGTGCACTCCCAGCTGAAGGTGATGGCATCGGGGTTGTCGTTGATGGTGGCATAGCTCTTCTCGCTGGGGGAAGCGGTGCTGTTCCACGCAATGTGGATCTTCTGGCCCACCTCGTCGTCAACGTCGTTGCCCACGGTGGTCATCCAGCTGAAACCAAAGCCCTGGCGCTTCTGCTGGCCGATGGAAACACCCGTTGCAACCTGTGCGGAACCGTCGCAGGGCTCCCACTCGGTGGGGTAGGTGTAGGCTTCGATGGTGTAGCCGTACTCCTCGGCAGAGCGCAGAGAAGCATACTTGATGTCGTCAGCGTAGAGCTTGGTCTCCTCAGCGCCGGAGGGGCTCTCGGTCACGGCGGTCAGGCCATTCCAGGCCACGCCCTTGTCGTAAGTGCCGGTGTTGTTCATGGGATACAGGACACCCAGCTTGGTGCCCATCTCGTAAAACTTTTCGCCGACCGCGTCCCAAATTAATCTGGACATATAGTTCCTCCTTAGATGTAGATCGTAAAAACGGTGTGGTATAATCCGTCCGAAACAAAAGAGCGGTCGTAGGTGCATTTTGGCAACACACTTACGGCCGCTTTGATCTTGCTGTCAGGGTCTTTGTCCATCACGGTCACCGTGTAGAACGGATGCTGGATGTAGACCCTGTTGTTTGCATGGTTGTTCCGGATCCTGGTTTCGCTGTACACGATGCAGGGATACTGGAGCTGGAATCCCGCTTTCGGCTGATAATAGAGGTGGATCGACTTTCCATTCTCCTTCAGCACTTCGCGCAGGAGCGTGTCAACCTTCAGCCGTGCTTCCATTCCAGAGCCCTCCCAAAGTCAGGATCAGACGCGGGTATTGTACCTTCACGCCGGTCACCTGCCATTTCTGTCCCATAAACACCGCATACCGGAGATCGTAGAGATGGTCGTTTGCAAACGGGTCCGCCAGAACGCTCAACTGGTTTCCAACCGTGATGTCGGGGTTCACCTTGTCCCCCACCTGCATCTGCCGTCCAAACTCCAGCACGTCCCCGTAATAGGTGCGTTCCGTCATCTTCTCGGTAAATACGCTGGGGGCGGTCTCCTCCACCTCATCTGCAAATCCCAGCTTCCCGCAGTATCTCATCTCTTCTCACTCCATTTTGATTTGTTGTGGCTAACCTTGAAACCTGAAAAGATCAGGCCTCGTCCGCAGCCATGGTGCAGGTGGTGGCGGTGGTGCCGTCGGTCACAACCACACCGGCAGCCATCAGGGCCACAGGCAGGCAGGTCTTGTCGGCAGCCATCACGATCAGACGGCCCAGCTTAAAGGCCTTCTCCACGTCAGCCTTCTTGGCCTGAACCTTGTGGGCCTCGTCCTCGTACAGCTTCTTGTCGGTGTGCAGGTAGGCAATGTAGTTTGCCACGTGCAGGTCATAACCGGTCTCGTAGATGGTGTTCAGCATAGTTCTATCCTTTCTCTTTAAGCAGCCCACTCAACAGCCATGGCGCTGAACGGGGTGGTCAGAGCACCAGAGCAGCGGGTTTCGATCAGGTACTTCTGGGCGTTGAAGTCGATGTCGAAGTCGTCGAACATGGAAACAGCGCCACCCTTGTCTGCGCCCACGGTGTAGTCGGCCAGGTTCACGATCAGGCAGACCAGGTCACCGCCCTTGGCACCCTTGCGGCCCTCCATCTCGGGAATGGTCACAATGTTCTTCACACGCAGCTTGCGGGCCAGAGCAGCCTCGTCAGCGTACAGCGG